GAAGGGTGAAGCGCCTCCGCCGAAGATGCCGAAGATATTGAGGATGGAATAATGTCCGAAGACGTCCGTGTAAAACTTAGCGCCGAGGGCGTTCAGGAAATCGTGGATGCACTGAAGCGTATCCGCGAAGAAGCGAAGCGGACGGGCGAAGAGACGGCCGGCATCTTCGAGCAGCTAGGCGAGCGCTTCGATAAGGTCACTGAATATTTCCTGAGCTACCTCGCCATCGAGAAAATCCTCGATGGCATGAAGGACCTCTTCAAGGACCTCTATACCGGCGCTATCCAGCTCGGAAATCTTTCGCGCGAAACCGGCTTTGCGGTCGGGTCGCTGCAGGCTCTCGACAAGATGGCAGAAGAGGCCGGCGTTAGCCAGGAGTCGATGAACAAGGCGCTGTCGATTTTTACGCGCAACATCGGCATGGCTGAGCAGGGCGCGAAGCAGGGTGCATCCGGCTTCAGCGCGCTCGGCATCAGCATCAAGTCGATTAAGGACCTGTCGCCCGAGCAGCAGCTTGATCTTGTATCGCGCAAGCTTACCGATCTGAAGAGCGCCTCAGCTGAAGCCGCTGCAGGTACTCAGATTTTCGGAAGGAGCTTTCAGGAAATCCAGCCAGTCATCACCGATATCGCCGAAGGCGGCTTGCCAAAGATGATCGACCATCTTCGGACGCTTGGTCTATTGATGAACGATCAGGTTATTGCCCAGGTCAAGCAAGCGCACATTGCAATGACAGACCTGAAGGACGAAACCGAGGGATTGGCTGAACAGTTCCTTCTTGGCCTACTGCCCAATGCCACCCAGGCTATGGATGGCATCGTGAAGAGCATCGAGGGCGGCGGCATCAACGGCATGAAGAAGCTCGGCGAGGCTGCTGGATGGGTCATCAAGCAGGTTGTTGCAGCCTTCCAGTTCGCAGGCGCGACGATCGGTTATGTCGCTGCACGCATCGAATTCGCCATTCAGCACGCCAAGGACAGTATGAAGGACTTCGGCGTCAGCGCGGCCAATTTCCTGAAGAACGCAACGCCTGGCGGAATCCTAATACCAGATATCAAAAAGCCGCAGCTTGGCCAAGACTATACCTCCGGCGTAGAGGCAATGCGCGACGAATTCGGCAAGCAGCTCGCCGAGATCGAAAAAGAGCGCTCGGAAGGCCCTGCTTCGCTTTCAGAAATCGCAGTAGGTCGCAAGGGCGAAGGAGGTATAGGGTATGGCGCCGGAGCTAGCCAGCTCGCCAGCGCTCGCCTGCAGCTCATTCGTGCGCAGCTCCAGGCTGAACTCGCCGAATATCAAGCGCACTCGAAGCTGATGGAGGCCAACGACAAGGAAGCGTACGAGGCCGGCAAGCTATCGCTTGAGAAGTATTACAAGGACCGAGCCAACATCATCAACGGTCAGTATGACCTCGAAATTAGCGCGCTAAAGAAGCAGCGGGCGGCCATTGCCGCACTACCAATCGATCCGAATGACGGAGGTGCTAGCGCGATCCGCAATCGCGCCCAGCTGGCGCAGCTAGACGGCGAGCTTGCAACAAAACAGATCGAGCGGCAGACAGCGCTAGCGCAGCTCGCTCAGCAGGAGCGCCAGGAGCAGCAGCGTAACTATGAGCAGCAGCTTTCGGCTGAGCAGAAATTGCTCACCATAGAAAACCAGAAGGCCGAAGCGGCCAAGCTTGCGCTTGAGCTTGAAACGCAAAAGCTGACGCTTGAGCTGCAAAAGAGCGGTGCCAGCAAGGCGGAAATCGACAAGGCTGTTGGCGATTATAAGGATCAGGGTTTGAATCGCATCAACTTCACCGATGCGAAGCAGAATGCAAGCGACGCGATCAACGACCTCAATGCCCAGATCGCCACCATCAAGCAGCAAGTGAAAGATGGTGCGCTATTTCCTGTCCAGGCCGAGCAGCAGATCATCGCGCTTGAGAAGCAGCGACTTCCGGTCCTGCAGGCCCTTGCGCAGCAGATGGTCGATCTTGCTAATAAGACCAAGACGCCGGGCAATCCGCTAGGCGATCAGGGCATGATTGCGCAGGCCGAGCAGTTCAAGCTTAAGGTCGATGACATTCGCCTATCAACCGACCTGGCCGCTCAGCAGATGGGCGCGCTAAAGCAAACCGCACAGGACGCTCTTCAGAATGGACTAGCGACATTCCTTACGAACATCACCAGCGGAACGATGACCTTCACGAATGCCTTCAAGAAAATGGCGTTCGATATCGCGTCGTCGCTTGTTCAGCTGGAGGCCAAGTTCCTGGCCAATCAATTCATTCGGTGGCTGCAGGGCGGCGGTGGAGCTGGTGGTGGCGGTGGCGCGTCTGGATTCGGATCGTTCTTTAGTTCGATTGGCAGCTTCTTCAGCAACCACTTCGCTGGCGGAGGTCCTGTGCGAGGACCAGGCACCAGCACAAGCGATTCCATCCCGTCGATGCTATCGGATGGCGAATTTGTTGTGAATGCGCACGCTGCGGCGAAGCCTGGCGTCTTGGCTCTGCTGCACGCGATTAACGGCACTCCTGGCTATGCTCGTGGCTCTGCTCCTTCTGTGCAACGATATGCGGATGGCGGCGTGGTAAGCGGCGGCGGCGCTCAGGTCAACCACTACCATGTCGATGCCTCGCAAGTTCCATCCCACATCATTCAACAAGCCATCGATAACGTTGTTGCCGGCTCAATCGCTCGGCAGCCAGTAAAAATCAGGAGTTCCCTCGGATGAGCTATCAAACAGGTACAGCAACTAGCTATCTCGACCTGCTGAATCAGCTGCGGTCGTTCTTGACTGGCGTTGGATCGGCTGGCGCTCCGTCATTTACCGGAACAGGCAACGGAACGATGACCGGCGTTACCTGCTATCCAGGCACGAAGACGGAGACTATTACCGTCAAATGCACCAGCGCAGCAACGCCTGGCGCAGAAGTGTGGTCTGTAACCGGTAGCGTGTCCGGCGCTCTCGCGAGCGCAACTACTGGCGTTACCTATACCTCGTCTCCGATTGGATTCAAAATCAATGCTGGCGCGACCAATTTCGCGGTGAACGATCAATTCACGATTGCCACCACGCAGGGCGCGATGAGCGCTGCCGGTAGCGCATGGACAGAGCTGAAATATAGCTCAGCCTCATATGCTTCGGGCCAAGATACGGTAGATGCAGAGACCTACCTAAAGGCTCCCGGCCTTTCTGGTACTGAATCAATCTATATCAACATCCGCGCCTTTCATTATACGGCGAGCGATTACTACAACTGGGAAATGCGCGCGGCGCAAGGGTTCAATTCGTCAGCCATCTTCACTGCCCAGCCTGGCATTTCACCTCAAACGTATGTGTATCTCTGGAACCAGAGCATCCCGTACTGGTTCATCGCTAACGGGCAGCGCGCAATTATCGTCGCTAAGGTTTCGACAGTGTATGAAATGGCCTACCTCGGCAAGTTCCTGCCTTACGGTACCCCTGGCCAGTATCCATATCCGGTTGCTGTAGGTGGGTGCGGGTATGCGAATGGAGACCTTCGATTCAGCGATACAAGCTGGTCGCATGTAGCGTTCTTTGATCCAAGCGGATTATTTGTATGCGATCCGGCGAATGCATGGCAGCAGTTTCAGGACTGGAACACTGGTGGAAGTCTTAATCCTTCTCCGAATAACGTCATATGGCCTTACGTCTATTACGGCGGCAATCGCCCGAATTGGATGAGTGCCAACCTAGACGGAGGCTACACAATTTTCCCTCTTCGACTGCAGCAATCAAGCCCTTCGCTGAACATACTTGGCGAGCTTGACGGCGTTGGCTTTGTAACCGGGAATGCCAACAGCAGCGAGAGCACCGTAAACGACGGAACTAATAACTGGATTGTTGTGCAGAACGTCTTTAGGACTTCTGCTGACAACTATTGCGCCGTAAAGATGGCTTGAGGAAACCCACATGTATTCGACTAATACGGCCTCAGGTCCGGCGGCAGTTCTTCAGGCGCTCGCGACATTTGCATCTAGCGCAGGCTTCACTATCGATAACAACGCCGCATATAGCGGCGGATGGTGGCTTGCAGTTCACAAAGGAAGCTGTTATCTCAACTTTGTAAGTGATTCAGCTAATACGCAAATCACCGTTTACGGCGCCACAGGATTTAGTTCATCTAGCGCCCCCAGCGCTCAGGCGCAATCATCTAGCGGCTTTGGCTGCAATTCTGGCGTTGGCCCTTATGTCGGATATCACTTCTTCAGTACATCCGGCAGTGCTGCATATTTGCACGTCGCCATAGAGATATCTGCCGGCTTATTCGCTCACGTACAGGGCGGCGCTCTTAATTCGATTGGATCGGCTGCTCCTTGCATTTATGTGCAGGCAACGAATTGGCAGTACACCGGTTACTGGTCAAGCTTCCCCGATACCAGCTCTAACTATATGCCGTGGAGCAATTACAGCGGCCAATCTAATGGTGCTGTTGGCGTAACCGTTGATGGAACATTTCGTTGGTTCAAGCCTGGCAACTCTCAGCCGGCTCGTTCGGTTCTGCCGTTGTCGTACCCAGGCAACGGCGTCGCATGCGATTCCTTGACGAAGAGCCCGAATACGTTCAACGGACTTGCTCCATTTTTCCCGATTCAAGTATTCGTCGAGCGAGCTGTTGGAAACATCTATGCATACGTAGGCGATGCGCCGGATTTGCGCATTCTTAACATGAAAAACAATAACCCGAAGGACGAGATAACGATAGGAAGCGACACATGGAAGGTTTTTCCTATGGTTTCAAATAGCCTTCCCGTTAGCACGGGCAATGCGCCGCCTTCGAGCGGAAACTATGCGATGGCCTTCAGGAAGAATGCATAATGCCGGCATTTTCTGGAACCATTGCAAAAAGCTCAATATACGCAGCGAGCAGTGGCCTTGAGGGCGGCGCGCTAGATAACCGCACGCTGACGCTTTATCCATACCTTTCATCTTATCTATCGTCCTCTGGATCAGGCGCTGCTCGTGCGTCAAATCTTCCAACCAGCATTGCTCATTCGGCATATAGCGGAGCCTTGGCGAGATCATTCGCTTTGTCGGATTGGTATAACCGTATCCATATCTCCCAGGGCTTGCTTGCTCTGGGCAATGTTGTGTCCAACGTCACCCAAACCATTGGCGTTTGGAATGCCTGGCTCGACAGCACTCAAACGCTTAATACATTAACGTCGGTCGGCGGGAATGGCATTACCGTAACCGCGCCCGGTGTTCTTCCAATCACATTTGCACGAAATCAGCAGTTGTCGTGGGTCTTCACGGTCGGCGTTCAGGGTCCGCCGACGATCAATGCAACCTATACGTGGGCTTTTGCTGATAGTGAATCAGTTAGCCTGAATGTAACTGGTAATCGCGTAACGGCTTGGGCTCTCACGCCTGATTGGTCGCAAGGCGTGCGCGAAACACTTCAATTCAAGACTGACGTGATGATTGCATGGTCAGGCGCCGAGCAACGCAGGGCGCTGCGTATTGCTCCGCGCCGGCAATTCGAGTTCTCTGCTCCTATGGAGCAGAAGGATCGCCGATTTATCGAAGCTGCCCTTTTCGCCTGGTCGTCAATGATCTGGGCTCTTCCAATCTTCAGCGATGGCCAGCGCCTAACCTCCGCGCTCACGCCTGGGCTGCTTACGCTGCCTTGCGATACGGTCAACCGCGATTTCCGCGCTGGCGGCCTGGCTATCCTGATTCAGGATGCGGTGACGTTCGAGGTAGTCCAGATCAGCAGCGTCTCTAATACGGCGCTCGCATTATCGGTCGCCGTTGCCGGATCATGGCCAGTTGGCTCTCGCCTGTATCCTGTACGCACTGCCCGCTTGGCGGCTTATCCGGCGATCACTCGCGAGAATGGTCAGTATGCGACCGTGAAGCCTCAGTTCGTTACGGTCGAGCCATGCGATTGGGCAGCTGCAACAGGTCTGCCTCAATATCGTAGCTATCCGGTGCTGGAGGACTACCCAGACGAGGGTACTAAGTCTGACGATTCGTATCAGCGGCAAACCAACCTGATCGACAACGATACTGGCGTTGTGGAGATGGACGATACAGCTGGCGTCGGGTTCCCGCTAATTACACATTCATGGTTCATGCAAGGCCGCACGCCACGCGCATTTTTCCGCAGCCTGATGTATCTGCTGAAAGGACGCCAAGGAGAAATTTGGGTACCTACCTATCAATCGGACCTTTTGCTCGTCGCCACCTATGCGCCAGGTGCGTCAACGATGGACGTCGAGATGACCGGCTTCACGCTCTTTCTTGTCGGACAGATAAACCGGCAGGACATTCGCATCGAGCTGCTCAATGGGACGATCTTTTACCGGCGAATTACTGGATCGACGAGCGTTGATGCAAATACCGAGCGCCTATCGATCGATAGCTCCATAGGCCAGCAGATTACCCCTTCGCAGATCAGGCGAATAAGCTTCATGTCTCTGTGCCGATTGAATAGCGACAGCATTGATATCCAGCACGAGAACGGCGACAACGGATTGGCAACTTCAAATACGCAGTTCCGCGCTACGAACCACAATGTTTAGGCGTAAAGACGCAAAAGCATAAAGACGGATGAACAGATGACATTCAATGCTTACGAAACATCGATAGCAAGCGGCGAGCCGATTCTTCTGTATGACTTCTCGATCGGATCGGCGCACTGGCGCTATACAACAGCAGATCGTGCGATCACGTATCAGACGAATTCATTTTCTGCTGCTCCGATCACTCGCACAGCTCCGGTTCAGTCTAGCGATATCAGGCAGCAGATCATGCGCGTCACTTGCCCGCGAGATATCGGACTGGCTCAGATGTTTTCGCAATACCCCCCAGCCGGCGACGTTCTGCTTACCGTTTACACGATGCATTACACCGACCCAGATGGGCAGGCGCTTGTCGATTGGGTTGGCAGGATCACCGGCATTACGTGGTCAGGTAGCACCGTTGAGTTCGCCTGCGAGCCGGTTTATACCAGCGTCCAGACTAATGGGCTGAGGCGCCGCTGGGGCTTAAATTGTCCGCATGTCCTTTACGGCATTCCGTGCTCTCTAAATCCTGCGCTATTCAAGGTAACAGCTGCGATCCAATCGGTCAGCGGCTTTACCATCACTGGCGCCGGCTTTGTTCCTCCGGCTGGCCTTAGCTTCGTTGGCGGATATATCGAGTGGGACAGCGGCAGCGGATACCTTGAGCGCCGAACCATCGATTCGGTGAGCGGAACAACTCTTACCCTGGCCTATACGTCGCCTCAGTTGGTTTCTGGGCTGAGCATTGCGTTGTATCCTGGGTGCAACCGCACCCTCACCAACTGCAACGCCCTAGGCAATCTTCCCAACTACGGCGGCCAGCCAAATATCCCAACTCATAACCCGATGGACGGCTCGATGTCGCCGACCTACTAGGAATGATCTGAATGTGGATTCAGCTCGTAATCATGATCGTCTCGGTCATCATTCAGTTGGTGACGAGGCCGCATCCGCAGAAGCCGCCTGCTGCGACGCTTAACGACGTCAACATTCCGACGATTGCCCAGGGCACGCCGATCCCTGTCGTCTTTGGCGACGTGCGGATTAACAACTGGATGGTGCTCTGGTACGGCGCGCTGCGAAATACTCCCATCAAATCGGGCGGCAAGAAATGAGCGCAGACATTCGAGTTCACGTAAGGCACGTCAGGGCTGCGATGTTCTGCACGCGCGGCATGCGCGAATGGTTGCGTGCGAATGGTTTCGATATAACCGAGTTTGTCAAGCATGGCATCCCCGTTGAAAGGTGGGAGGCTACAGGCGACGCGCTTGCTCTGAAGGTAAGCGCTATCGCCAGGAAGGAGGCTGAGAATGGGCGGCAAGGGTAAGCAAACCACTGGCTATCGCTATTACATGGGCCTCCATGCCGGCCTGTGCCATGGCCCTGTTGATGCGCTCGTCGAAATTCGCGGCGGCGATATTACGCTGTGGTCTGGAAGCCAGACTGCATCAGGCACGATCTATATCAACGCCCCGAATGCTTATGGCGGCGACAAACGCGAAGGCGGCGTGCAAGGCTATCTCGATGTAATGATGGGCGAGTCGACGCAGGTCGCTAATTCCTACTTGGCATCAGTTCAATCGGGGCTGCAGCCGGCATATCGCGGGCTCCTGACGCTTGTTTATCGCGGCGGCCTGATCGCCTCTAACAATCCCTATCCTAAGCCGTGGTCGTTCCGCGTGCAGCGCGCAACCGCTGGCTGGCAGGGAAACAATCCGTGGTATTCCGCAAAGGCGCAGATCACCTTGTCGAATGGCGCCAAGGCAATGAACCCGGCGCATATCGTCTACGAGGTTCTGACGAATAGCGATTGGGGCATGGGATATCCGACCAGCATTATCGATACGACCGCATTCCAGGCCGCAGCGGATCAGCTCTACTCCGAGGGCTTTGGCCTCTGCCTGCTATGGCTGCGCACCGACACGATCGAGAGCTTCCTTCAGCTCGTCATGGATTATGTCGGCGCTGTTCTCGTGCAGTCGAAAACTACCGGCCTGTTCCAGTTCAATCTCATACGCGGCGGCTACAACATCAACACGCTGCCAGCGATCACGCAGGATAACGTCATCGAGCTGGTCAGCCTTGAATCTGGATCGGTCACAGGAGCAACGAACGAGGTCGTCGTTAACTGGTTTGATCCGACGATGAATGCCAATCGTACCACCAGCGTTCAAGCGCTTGGCGCAGTGCAGGCGCAGGGCGTCGTCGTCAGCGCCTCCAAGGACTATCCTGGCATAGCTGCGGCCGATCTCGCTGCCCGCGTCGCGCAGCGCGACCTTCGTGCGGTGTCGGTGCCGCTAAAGCGCGCCAAGCTGAAGCTTGATCGATCAGCCTATGCGTGGCTACCTGGCGGCCTGTTTGTCTTTAGCTTTCCGGCCGAAGGCATCAGTCAAATGGTGTTCCGCATCGGCGATGTGGATTATGGAACGCTTCAGCAGGGCTTCATCACCGTAACGGCGATCCAGGATATCTTCTCGCTGCCCGATACGACCTATCAGGTCGAGCAGACGACTGGCTGGACAATTCCAGATCAGACGCCAACGGCATCGCCTTATCAGCAACCAGTTGAGGTCGATTACCGCACGATGTATGTACGCATGAGTGCTGGCGATCTGGCGCAGGTTCCGAGCAATGCTGGATATGCCGGCGTTCTGGCATCCAGACCTAGCGGGCTTGCAACCGACTATGAGGTTTGGACTGCGGTATCGCCAGCCGCCTACGCTCGACACGGCGAAGCGGATTTCTGCCCGACTGCTACGATCCAGTCGAACCTCAACCCTTTCGATACTTCAATCACGATTCTGGCCGGCATCGACACTGATATCGTTCAGATTCCGTGCGCCGCGCTGATTGATAACGAGATCGTAAACGTTACTGCGCTCGATCCAGTTGGCGGAACTGCAACTATCGCCCGTGGATGTGTCGATACCGTGCCTGCTGCGCACGCCGCTGGCGCTCGCATCTGGTTTTTCGACAACTTCGTGGGCAGTGATCAGGTTCAATATTTTACCGGCGAGACAGTGAAGCAGCGCGCACTAACCGAGACTTCGCGCGGCGGCACGCTGGCGCTAGGTTTGGCGCCCGATCAAAACGTTACGATCGCTGCTCGACAGGCTATGCCATATCCGCCTGCATACCTGCAGGTAAACGGCACGCGCTGGGATCAGGTAACAGAGGTCAGCGGACAGCTATCGCTTTCCTGGCGCGAGCGCAACCGCGTCACGCAGCAGGATCAGCTGATCGATAACACGCAGGCGACGGTTACGCCTGAATCTGGCACGACCTACACCATCACGCTCAAAGATGGCAGCGGCACTGGCTTTGCAACCTTTACCGGCGTTACCGGCACGAGCTGGAATTGGACGACGCCGGATGACACACATACCACCATTCAGATCGTCGTCACGGCTGTTCGCGGCGGCATTTCGAGCTGGCAATCACAGGCTCTTCCGGCTACTACGCGCGTCGGATATGGCCTGAATTACGGAAACGACTACGGGAGCTTGTAATCATGGCATCTTCGCAAGACGGGAACATCGGCATCTGGTCTGGCTACACGCCTGGCGACAACGGATGGACCTCGCAGCACAACTCAAATTGGGATGCGCTCGATGCGCTGGTACAGCCTACTGTAAAAAGCGCCACCACTACGTCGCCGCCAGGCTCGCCGGCAAATGGAGACGCTTATATCGTGCCTTCTGGCGCGACTGGCGCATGGGCTTCGCAGACCAACAAGATCGCTGTCTGGCAAGCGCGCACCGGAGTTGCTGCGTGGCAGTTCTACAGCCCGAAAAATGGTTGGACTGTATATGACCAAGCTGCCGGCGCGTTGAAGGTTTATAACGGATCAGTCTGGGTGATCATCACTGGTCCGTCTGCTGTTTCCTATAACGGATTCCGAAATCTTCTGATTAATGCTGTGCAGCTCGTAAATCAGCGTGTCTATGCGAGCGGAACAGCAACTACATCGGCAAATCAATATACGATTGATCGCTGGAAAGTCCAGACTTCCGGGCAGAGTTTGTCATGGATAACCGATGCAAACGGCATTCCAACGTTCACAGCACCAGCCGGCGGTGTTGCACAAGTGATCGAGGGACTAAACATTCAGGGAGGAACCTACGTTTTAAGCTGGACTGGCACAGCGACGGCAACCGTCAATGGCACGTCAGTAAGCAATGGAGGCACGATCGCTCTCACTGGAGGCGCTAATGCAACCGTTGTTTTCTCGGGTGGCACGTTCAAGTTTCCGCAAATCGAGTTAGGCGTAACCCCCACCTCATTCGATTTTCGTTCGTTCGGTTTCGAGCTTCAGGCATGTTCTAGGTATTACGAAAAATCATTTCCGTATTCAACGCCACCAGCGCAGAACGCCGGAACTACGGGTGCGTATCTAATGGGTCAACCTGCCGGAGCATCTGCAGCGTGCACCTTGGGCACCATTTTTTTTAATTCAAGAAAGCGATCTGCTCCAACGGTTACTCTATACAATCCATCCGCGTTGAATTCTCAGGCAAGGAATACCAATGCAAATGCAGATTGGAGCGGATGCGGATCGCTAGCATATGAATCATCTATTGGTATTTTTGGCACGACGCCGGCAGGATCATCGGCAGGGCAGGCCGCCCAGCTCCACTGGACAGCCGATGCCGAACTGTAGCGAGACTTTCCTTCCTTCAGCCGCATTCTGGCGTGAGAATGCAGCTATCCCCCATCAGGGCCGCCATTCATGCAGACTATCGAACAGATCATCGAGCGCATACTCGACGAAGAGGGCGCTACCTATACGGATAATCCTGCTGACAGTGGCGGCCCGACCAAATACGGTGTTACGCAGGCTGCACTTGCGACCTGGCGTGGTCATCCTGTAACACCAGACGATGTTAAATGGCTGCTGATGGACGAGGCGGCGAAAATCTGCCGCAACCGCTATTTCGTTCAGCCTGGCTTCGACAAGGTTTATTCGCTTTCGCCGGATATCGCGGCGAAGCTGACCGATGCTGGCTACAACTGCGGCACCGGCACGGTATCGAAGTTCCTGCAGCGCGCGCTAAACGTCTTCAATCAGGGTGGCAAGCTTTATGCGGATGTCGTCGTTGACGGCTCGATCGGCTCCGGCACGATCTGCGCGCTGAATGCGTACCTGGCAAAGCGCGGCAAGGAAGGCGAAACGGTCATGCTGCGGGCGCTGAATGATCTGCAGGGCGCTTATTACATCGGCCTAGCCGAGGCGCGCGAGAAGGACAAGGAATTCGTCTACGGCTGGGTCTTGAATAGGGTGCAATAACATGAGCTTCGATATCAAAAAGATCATCGGGACCGCTGCTCCGTGGCTGGCGACTGCGCTCGGCGGACCGCTAGCTGGCCAGGCTGTAAGCATGATTGCCGGCGCCATGGGCCTTAAGCCCGATTCCAAGGATGAGGACATCCAGAAAGCCCTCGCTGCTGGCCAGCTTACTGGCGATCAGCTCGTTGCGCTGAAGCAGGCCGAGCAGCAATTTCAGCTCGCCATGACGCAGGCTGGCTTTTCCGATACCGAGCATCTAGCCAGCATCGCCGAGCAGGATCGCGATAGCGCTCGCCAGCGCGAAACCAAGGTGCAGGATTGGACCCCGCGCATCCTGGCCTATTTGATCGTTGGCTCATTCATCGCGATGGTCGGCGGCGTGCTTGGTGGCTGGTCGAAAATCGATAGCGCCCTAGCCGGCACACTGATCGGATATCTGTCCGCAAAGTGCGAGCAAGTAGTCGCTTACTACTATGGCAGCTCGATAGGTAGCGACAGGAAGACCGATCTATTGGCGCAGGCGCAGCCCATCGACTTGGGCGCCAAGAAATGACCGACCAGCCGACAAATTCCGAGCTTGGTGTTCGTGTCGCGCTGCTCGAACAGTCCCTCCATGAAATTCGAGATAACACCTCAGAGATGGCTCGCAGCTTGCAATCTCTTACCCGTCTCGAAGAGCGACACGTCGAGATGTCGCGCGGCATCGAGCGCGCATTCAATTCGATCAGGGAAGTCAGGGAAGACCAGCTGAAGGGCGACCAGGCCATCGTTGATCGCCTCGAAGCCATAAACAATCGAGTGATCGAGCTGGAGAAAGAAGCTCCGCTGCAGCGGGTAGCACGCAACCTCGTGTTCACCTTCTGCGGCGGATGCACGGTTCTTGTCCTGATGTACGTCGCGCGCCTTGCTGGCCTATGGACGGGCGGAAGCTTGCCGCACCCATAGTCCTCTGAGGTTCACAATATGAAGCGCATCATCGCCCTCTTCCTTCTGGTCTTTCTGGTGGCGGGGTGCGCCACGCAATTGTCGGCAGTCGATCGGGCGCACCGAACTACCCTTCATCTTTCGATGGATACCGGAAGCTGCAGCGGCACCGCAATCGGGCCGCATGCGATCCTGAGCGCCTCTCACTGCTTCGCCGGCATGCAGTCGCTATCCGTCAATGGCGTACCTGTAGTGGTTGCGGATGCCATTAGCGACGGCCATGACCATACGATTCTGATCGTCGATCAGACCTTTTTGAATTGGGCGCAAATCGGCCCTACGCCATCCCAGGGCG